AAATACAACAGGAAAGTCCGCAAGGCCGTAGAATGCTGCAAAGAGAACGCAAAGGTGGACCGGGAAATCATTGCCAAACGCTTCGCCGTGAGGCTCTCTAGTCTCCTGAACGCGCTCCAGGGTGAAGCGAAGCCTCCAGGACTCCCAGAGATCAAAGGCGTGATGACCAAAAAATTCGGGGGTTTATCCAGTTACCTCATCAACCAATCATCACGGCTGCGCCAGGGCCTCCAAGAAGGCCATATCACCGAGGCGCAGCTGCGCGATGTGAGTAACCATATCCAGGACAGACTGAAGCACCTGAACCTCAGACTCAACGAGGAACACGGACGGAACGAAAATGCCTGTGGGAAATGTTAGAACCATCGAGGCCGCCGGGATTGTTAGCAAAGATGCCTTTACTCCAAATCAGCGTGTCGAAATTGTGATTTTTAGCAACTGTTCTCACAAGGGGGTCTGATGCCGAACCAGGACCGAATTTGGAAATGTGAGTGTATCGAGTGCAACTGCGAGGAAGCTGCGGTCAAGTCCCACCCGGAGACTGACGCGATTTGTGGACCCTGCCTTGAGGGTGTCCATAGAGCAGAGAGAGAGTACAAGGCCAGCATAGCGACCAGGACGCGGATCTCGGCCGAGGAGAAAGAGCTGAAGGAACGGGAGGACTGAATGAGTACAGATAAAGAGTACCCATACCCACCGCTGAGGTCGAACGGGGACAAGAACAAAGTCAGTATCGACATTAAGGATGCCAAGGTCGACCAGATGGTTGGGGTCCTGTTTTCCGGGGTAAAGGGTGGAGCTGGTCCTACTCCAGAGAAGGACGAACTGATCTCAAAATTGTTCACCATGAAGATCCAGGTCGGCTGCTGCGGGAAGGAGTACACCTACAATTACACAACCTTCCCGCGTGAGGACCTCAAATGCGACTGTGGAGCGAAAGGACGTTGGGTGGTCAAATATGAATGAACAAATAACCGAGATTGACGAAGCGGGTAAAGTTACGAATCCTCCAAAGGCTGACTATCATCCTATCGCCTTTGCCGAGCTTCAGGAGCGTTTCATGGCCGAGATCCGGATGAACCACAAGCGACTCACAGCCCTGGAACAGGTCATCTCCCCCTTGATGGCCAGAACCCATTGTGTGTGTACCGACGAGGAGGCACAAGCCCTCAACCTGAAAGCCATTGAAGCAGCCGAGAAAGCCTGTGAGGAGTTCGGGGGGATCGAGAAGATCACCGAGTGCTTCCAGATCTGGCTCGACCACCAGCGGGAGACTGAACAGCTATGAGACTACTGAAAGCGAACAAGCCACAGATCAGGGGCAAGCGGAGAAAGCTGGAGTCCTGGTTCACCGAGAAGAGGACACCGATCAGCTCTGGCAAAGCGTACCGATGGGCCAACCAGGGCAAGAAAAGGAAGAGATGAGTGACCGGGTCAAACTCATCTTGCTGATCTCCTGGGGCCTGTTCCTCCTCAGTTCGATCATTGTGATGTGGAGGGCGTGGTGAGCATCGTCTACAAGTGTGAGAACTGCGGAGAGATCCTGGAGGACAGCAAGGAGGTCTACACCATCGGCAAGAGGTATTGGGATAACATCGACCTCTGTTGGGATTGCTTCATGGCAGCTCTCAACCTGGGTGACGGTAAGTATTACGGATGGATGGGAGCCAAGAAGGTACTCATGAAACTTCTGAAGGGGGCTACGGGATGAGCAAGAACGTCAGGCTCTACCGCTTCTTCAATCTCGACAAAAACCAGCATGGTGCGCCCTTCGCGGAGTGTGACGACCACATCAGCGAATACAAGCGCAGAAGGAAGCCAGCGGCCCCTCAACTGATCCTGGAGAAGATCGCTGACCAGGCCGTGTGGCCCTGCAATAAGTGTGGACAGGCAGCGGATGAACGCGCAGAAAAGCGACGATTTGCGACTGCAGCCTTGACACCAGGTGTCACCCAGAAGGAACCGATTTGGTGTGTCGTACTCAAGAACAGACGAGCTGCCGAGGATGGGATTCGCCTTCAGTCCGATGCCTGGTCCTACCGGGACGACTGTTCCGATATCGACCAGGAGTTCTACGAGATCATTGCCAAGACGAGGCCGGTCAGGGAGGAATGTTAGTAATGCCCCTCACATTGGGAGTCTGTCCGGAGAACAGTAAACATCAAATCACCGAGATCCACGCATCCAGGGAAGGCATGGAGCAATACTGCTGCCAGTGCGCAAAATGGCGGTGGAAGATCGACCTTCGGCCCATCCGCGCCGAGATTCGGGAGTTGGGCGGTGATCCAGACAAGGGAGTGTTAGATGTTGATACGCCGAGGACCGCAGAGGGATGAGTAGAGGCAGAAAAGGCTTGTTTTGGATGCGCTGTCAGCTCTGCTGGTATGGGTTTTGGTCGAGCTATCAATACGAGTTCGGGTATCGCCCGATTCGGTGTCCTAGGTGCGTAAAGGACAAGCGTCAGTGTGGGGAATGTTAGGAAAAGGACCGCAGATGATTAAAAAGTGGCTGAAGTGGCTGGTGTTCTACCGTGACGACGAGATGCGCTACGAGATCAGAGCCACGAACGCAGAAGGAAAGGACTTTGTCGTCGGGTGGTCGTCGCTGCGCAGCGGGGGGACCCCCATGAGAATCGTCAAGGAGCATCCGGAGTGGCACTCGCCCTACGTCATTGATACCAAAGAGGGAGTGTTAGGAAGAGATCGAGGAGGGGAGTGGGACGATGGGCATGGCGATTCGTGGCCACCAACGTATTGAGGGAAGATGATCAATCGAGTACCACAGAAAATTGAGAAGTGCCGGGTTACAACCGGACCGATGCGCTCGGATTCCTCCTACGGGATGAACGGGTTTTTCCTCCTGATCGTCCGAGGGCAGAAGTTAAAAGTCATGGTCAGCGACGGGAACCACGGCGATTGGGAGAAGGCCGGGATGACCGGGGAGCCGTGGGAACACATTAGCGTTTCCCTGCAGCACCGTTGCCCGAGCTGGACCGAAATGAGCTACGTCAAGGACCTGTTCTGGGCTGATTGGGAAACCGTCATCCAGATTCACCCCCCGAAAGATCAGTACGTCAACGCTCACCCTTATTGCCTCCATCTCTGGAAGCCCGTAAAAACCAAAATTCCGCTGCCACCAAGGATCACCTTAGCACCATGAGCAAGAAGCCTTCGGTCATTCAGTGTCCAGGTTGTAACCGTCTGAGGGTGAACAGGCTGCACCGCAAGTGCGCCATCTGCAAGATCCCGCTGGTCTATGTGGGTGAGTATTTCGTGAAGGCCGATGGAGGTTTCCTCTGGGCGGGGACCAGGTGGATCCCCGTCGAGGAGCTTGGGACGACAGAGGGAGTGTTAGCTGCACAACGTCATGAGTAGGTATTCGAAGTGTCCTGGCTGCGGAAAGAAAGGCCGGTATCGTTGGGCATACGCTCCAGGAGTCTTGAAGGTTTGGAGATGCCGTTACTGCGGTTGGGCTAGATCCTGGCGGCGGTGGAAGCCCAAAGGAAGGCGCGGGAGAGTGAGGGTCCGATGACTGACGGAGATCGACCGCTCAACAATGATTGGGTCCTGGGACCCGAGGAGCCTGTTATGGATATCTGGGAAGCTGCCTTCTCCTGGGGCCGAGGGATGGAGCCGTACCGAGGGACACATGGGAATGTTAGAAGCAAGGTGCCTAAAGGGACTGTTAGAAAGACGACCTGTGACCCACGATGTGGGTTCTGCGGTGCACTGACCAAGCAGATCGGCCGGCGGTTGTTCTGCCGCGATTGTGGCTACTTCGAGTCCTGCTGTGATGGAGGGAAGGAAGCCATCAGGGAAGGGGAGTTGAGGGAAGGGGAATGTTAGGAGCGTCTGGGCCACATGGGGAGTGTTAGGATCTTGAAATCCGTGAAATATACAGGATTCTCTGCATAATTATAGGAGCGAAATGACCCGAAATCAGGTGGGACTTTCCGAGTCAAATAAAAACTTTAATGAAATACCTTTCACCCTTAGCACCAAAATGGTGAAAGGGGTGAATGCTTTTCGGGCAAACTATTTATTTGGGCAATAAAGTCCGGCTGTAACTGTACTTTTTTGTTTTAACTCATTACGACACCTTTCACCACTTTTTAGACCTTTCACCAAATTGATGATAGACAACAAAGAACTTACAGAGATGGTGAAAGGTACCCCCCCCCTTTGTAACTTATTATCTAAGAGAATGGAAAAAGGTTTAGAGAAATGTAGTAAGAAACTCTTGACCCTATACCTTTCACCACCCGTTTTTAGCCTCTTAACCCCTAAGGAATCAACGATTAATAATGGTGAAAGGTCTTTTGGGGACCTTTCACCGTTTTCCACAGGTACACATCCAACCCTATGACGGAGCAGCACTTCAGTAGGTTTTTCTCCAAATTGCTCGTCGAATCGGATGAAAATCACGATTCTCCCAACCTGTTTTCTCTGCATAAAACCAATCCACTCAAACCGGAAAATCTTCCGCTCTCACCGGAATCTATTCCGGAATCAGACCAGGACCAATCGCCAATATCGGCGCCACCCACCGTGGTACCGACACAGGACCAGGCCGCTCAAGGTGTCTATGACACCCCCTTCGAGGAAGCCGTTCCACTCGAAGATGAACTCGCCAATCTCCTGGATGATATTGACGATTGACACATAGACAGAACAACTCCAACTGTGCGGTCACCAAACGCGCAGCGACCCACATCTTTGTCGAGTGCTTCGTCCAGTACGAGGTTCTCTCCGAAGCCGATCCCGTCCAGCTGGCCGAGGACCCCAGGATGATGGATTTCGTCTTTGACTTCGACAGTGTCGCTGCCCGGGTGCTGACCCCCGTTGAGCTCAAATTGTTCAAGCTGAGAGTGAAGTATAGAAAGAGGCCTACCGATTGCCTCAGACAGCTGCACTTGACCTGGGGGGGATACTGGTACATGAAGAAGCGGATCCGCATCAAACTCGGCCGCGGATTCCACGACTATCGACTGTGGCCCCTGGAAATGTACTTCAATGACAACCACGAAAAGAAGGTCGAGTTTTGAAAGATGGCTGCTCCGTAAACTGAAACCACTTCTCTGGAGGATCTTGATGACCGAAGACAAAGAGCAATCCCTTGTGAAGTCCGACCGATCGGACCAGCTCCACGACCAGCAAGACGTTGACAGCCTCTCTCGGGCCATGCTTGAGCAAAAGGAGAGCTTCGACAGGACCCTTCTCGAGGAGCGGCTTTTCAGCAACAAACTCAAAGGCTGGCTGGATCGGTATTCTCGCATGAACAGCGAACACCGGAGAATGGAAGATCAACTCATGCAGGAAGCAGCGGTTCTCCTGGGGAACCCGCCACGGCAAGCTGCCGATCCGGATGCTCCTGCGGAAGCGGAAATCGTTGACGAGCCTCCAGAAGAAGCTGCATAATAGACTTGTCTTGCAAGGGCCGTGCGTCAGTCACAAAGGGAATGTTAGCCTCATTAACTCCTCATACGGCCTATCGGTGGACGTACTCCTTGGTTGGATCACCACCAGGGCGACGACGACCCGTATCCAAATGCCTGATCCAGCCTTCAGGCTCATCCATAGTCTCAGGAGTGAACGCAGCGAAGCCAGCGACCGCTGACAACAGATCGGAGTATCACCAGCCATCGTCAACGTAGTGTCCGTCCGTCAGGACGATCCTGTAGCGGTCGAACGTCAGTGGCATGATCTCATACCACCAACCCATCTGACTGTTGCTCCCTGGCTTAACCGACTCCTTCTTCAGTTTCATCTTTATCCTCCAGCAAACACGCACAGCCGATCAACTGCCCACCGCAGCCGGGACATTCCTCAACGTCACACCCAGGATGATGGTAATGTCCGACCTTCGCTCCACAGTCGTGACACCGATGCCCATCACGACCCCAATCCGCTCTCTTTTCTTCTCCGTGCTTGATCGGATCACCTGTGGTCCCATCCTTCATCGGGATCCCGAACAGGCGACACCCATCCGACTCCTTCATCCCGCACTTACACTCCTTGCACAGCGCACCGATCACTTCGTAGTACCACTCCTTGATTTCATCTTCTCTCAACCTCCAGTGGTCCTTCGGCAACCCCACGATGAATTTATCCTTGAACCGTTGGTGAGCATGGACCGCTGCTGACGGCTCCCCTTTGCCTGTTTGCGCATACGTCTGTACGGCTACAGGATCTTCACTGAGGAAGTCTGTCAGGATCGCCAGAGCCAGATCCGCTGGACCGCTGCCGCCGTACCCCCACTCAAACCCATCCGGTGAGTGGTACGAAACGTGGGTCAGTGGCAGATCCCTTCGTCCATTCACACAAACTGATAAATCATTCTGAAACCTTTTGCCTTGGTAGAACTTCATTGCTCTCTCCCTTGTTTTTGCGCATCGGTGAGTGTGAAGTCGATCAGAACTTCGTTGCAATCCATACACTCGATGGCGATGTTAATTGGGAACCTCAAGGTCCCGTAATTGCCTATCTCGATCCTGTGACCAACATGAGGCAGTAGCTTCTTTTTGGCCTGGTTAAACATTCCTTCAAAAGTCATTTCGTCCCCCAATCTATGAGACATTGAATCGAGCAGATGATGTGGTTTGGGTAGTTCGACGAGAACTTACGCCCACACTGGACGCAAGTCTTCCGACGACCCCCTTCCCACTTCAATTTACCCTTCTTCGTTACTACCGGCCTCCACGCTTTCATTCGGTTCCTCCTTGTTCAAGCGCCTGTAAACTACAGTCTTAGATACTCCCAACCTCTTGGAGATCTCCCCCCACGAAACACCCTCTTTCCTCAAGATGATCGCTTCGTCCACATCGAACCGTGTCTCATGCCGGCCGAGTTGCACTCCTTTCCGTTTGGCATTCTCCAGCCCTGCCTTCACGCGCTCACGGATCAGCTCTCGCTCAAACTCGGCCATAGCTGCAATCACTCCGAACAGCACTCGGCCTATCGGTGTGGAAGTGTCAATCGCTTCCTGGTGAGACACAAAATCAATCTCAAGGACACGGAACTCGTCCAGGGCTGTGACCAAATGCCTCATGCTTCGGGCGAACCGATCAAACCGCCACACCATCACCACATCGAACCTCTTGCGCTTCGCGTCTTTCATCAGCTTGTCCAGTTCTTCCCTGGACTCCTTGGACCCGGTCACGCCCCTGTCGATGTACTCGGTGACGATATCCCACTTGTGTCGCTGCGCCAGTTCACGGAGATCCACCAGCTGCATGGACTCGTCCTGTCGCAGCGTGGACACCCTGGCGTAGATCACCGCTCGTTTCATGGGAAGTCCATCCCTTCTTCATTGAGCTTCTTCAACACTTCCGGGTCAGGGATCTGCTCGTTAACCCACAACTCCAAAAACCCCTGAATAACATGGCTGATTACCGTTTCCTTTTTCAGAGCCTTTGCCCTGGCCTTGAGTAAAACCTTCTTTTCCACTGTGATCTGAATTGATTTCTTCATCGTTCCTCCTAGCAACTGACAATGAGTGCTGTCAGCGCAGCTGTTACCATCATCAAAATGTACCGTCCAAAATCGCGCTTCGGTGGTGGGGACTCGTACAACTCCACCCTCGCCTGTTCCTTTCCTTCCTCATCGTCTTCCCAATACACTGGCATCGTCACTCTCCTTCCGTTTTCGTGAACCCCGCGTTGCGCTCCTGCTCCTCATCTGCGAACTGGATCAACTCGATCAGTTTTGAATCCAGTGCCTTGAAATCAAACTCGTTCAGCAACCCATCACGGTATAGCGGATCATCGGCTTTCTCCGGATCGTTGTTCTGGAGATAATCGTCCACGATTGGCACAAGTAGGGCTTTCCACAGCTTCTCCGCTAACCACCAGGACTCGTCTTTCCACCACCAATAGGTGAGGAGCCAATCAGGTCCGGTCACGACCTCAGATTCCCCCTTGTTCACAGGTGTCTCCATCGAGCCACTCAGTAACTTCCTAAGTCTCGGCATCAGTGTCTCGTCCATAATTTTTCTCCTTCTGGCTGCGCCCACCCGGAGGCATCCGAGGGGTGGGCGCATAGTTGTTGTCCTAGAACTCTCGCGCGTCTGGATCACCTTCAGCGTCTGCTCTCGCTTCGTCACTCAACATCTGCTGCTGTGAGTCCTCAACCTCTGCGCGTTCTTCCCTGCCCGGTGTCAGGGCTTGCTCGACTGGCGTGGTCACTTCTCCGTTGGTCCGTTCCAACCGAAACATCTTCATGGCCTCCAGGCCGGTACCACGCAGGAAGGTGCTGACCGTTCCATTGGATTTCAGTCGGGCCAGTGTTGCCCGGATCGCGCCCTTGCGGTCCTGGCCTCTGTAGGGCCATCCCGACTTCTCCAGGTCCGTGTCAATCTCATCCAGCGTCAACGGTGATGGGCTGCGCTTCAGTGTGTCAACGACAGCCTGGGAAGTCCTGGCTCTCTTATGACCTTCGGGCTTCCCCTTTCCGGTCCCGAACCCTCTACCAATAGAGGTCGGCTTCGACGGTAGTGCCTGGAGTCGGCTCGTCGTCGTCGTGGCCTTTGGAGGATGCTTCTCCAGGTAAGCGGCTCTCGCCTTCGCGTTGCGCTTGTCCTTCTCGGCCCTGTTTGGTCCCGTCTTCCTGGTCTTCCTGGTCTTCCTGGTCGTCGTCGTCGTCGCCTTGGCGGTCCTGGGTGTCGTCTTGGCTTCCTTGATCGGTGTTTCAATAGCTGTGACCAATGCCACAACTTCCAGGGCCGAGTCGCATTCCACCGGAAAGCCTCTGTAGTGAACTGTAAACATAATCCCTATCCTTTCTTGGTTACTGACTAATCACCTTGACTAGCCATCACGCCCCACCATCGGTGGAGCGCAAAAGCTATTCAGTAGGTTGTTCATCCAGGTGGCTGGTGTCGAGATCTTCCCCGGTGTCGAGGTCTTCAGCTTCGTCGTCGTCAGGCTTATTGGGGCAACTGTCTGCGTGTGTATCGTCCCCTCTCCCGCAATGTGAGCAACGCTCATCGTCGTCAGGCTTCAGGCCGACGTTCTCCGGTGGTGTCGTCATAACATCGTCACCCTTGTAACTGTTGGGGTCTTCTTCTTCCTGGGTTTCTGCTTGAGCCTCTCTCTCCTTGCCTCTGGCTTCAATTTCCTCTAGCTCCTTAGCTCTCCGCTCTGCTTCCTTTTCCAGCTGTTCTGGAGTCCTGAATTGAAACTCATCATCATCGAAGTCCATCGGCATCAGGTATGCTTTCAACTTCTGGCCTGTGTCGTTCCTGGCCGACATAACAATGCAATCACCTTTGTCCCACAACTCGAAAAGG